AGAGAAACCTAACTTGAACTGTCCCCAGATTTTATCAGAAGATAATTCAGCTTCATACTTCATATCAATAGCGCGAACGTCATTGTACTCATCAGTCAACATAACGATGTTCTGTGCAGCAGCAATCATAAATTCGTTAGCTGGCATAGATGGGAAGTGAATAACTTCCATACCGTAGTAGTTAGGTACACCACCGTCTACAACACCTTGTGGAGTAGTAGTGTATAGACCAGCGATAGCAATTTGGTAGTGTTGCATAGCAGCAGTTCCCAAGAAGATAGCAGGTTTGAAATCACGGTCAGCATCGCCGTAAACAGCAGCCAACATAACGTCACACATTGCACCGTAAGCACCCTCCAATTTATCAAAGATGTTAGCAGAAGTCAATACAGCATCAGTATCGTAATCCAATACAGCAGCATCAGCAGCCATTTCAGTAGTCAATGCAGTACCTGCAACAGTCAAAGCTTTTTCAGCAGACAATTTTGCGAAGTAGTCAAATACCCAGTCTTTAAAGTCAGCATCCATAGTTTCTGGATTGTTCTGACCTTTCTTCAAAAGAAGACCACGGTAAGAAGTCTCAAGAGCGTTCTTACAGTTTAGGAAAGACCACTTGTAAGTGGTTACGGTCATTTCTTTTTCTCCGATTGTAGCAGCAGATGCTCCATCAAATACACAAAGGTCTGAACCGAAAGATAATGTAGCGTCAAAGATAGGTACGTTTACTTTAGCTTTAACACCGTCAACAAGGCGGAAACGGTTTAATACCGCTGCGCTTTTTACCATAGTATCAATGAAGAGGTCTGGACGTCTGTCACCGTATGGCAAGTTTGAGATTACTATACTCATTTTATTTTAGTTTAAAAGGATTCGTTTAATTAATTTACAATAATTACTTGCGGTTAAAGAAGTTATTAATCATATTCACCTTTTCGGGTGTGATACCATTAAAAACTACTGTCTTGTCTTCTACTGTTTCAGCAACTTCTTCAGCCTTTTGTTCAGCAGCAAATTGCTCCTCAACTTCAGCTTCTGTAGCTTCCTCTTCAGCAGATAGTTCTGTCTGTACTTCTTGAGATGCAGGCTCTTCAGCACCTTCGTACTGGTCTTCCTTCATTTCTTCTTCCTCTTTCTCTTCGTCAGAGTGTCCAGCCATTTGTTCTTTCTCTTCATCTTCAGTATGCTCATCCATCTCTTTTTCTTCAGATGTTCCCATACTTTCAATGTGCTGTTGAATCATCTCAATAGCAGACTTTAAGCTGTCTACGCTTGCAAACTTTTCTTCAACAGATGTCACAGCTTCAAGGAGTACGTTATTCTCGTTCTCTAAAGCCTCAATTCTTGCCTCGTACTTGTTCATCATAGCCTCAAATTGAGCCTCTAACTTACCAAGTTCTTTGGCGAAAGCAAATTCATTCATTTGTTCTTCGTTATTAATTGTTGGTTTAATGTCCGCTTTAATCTCAATAGAGAAACCATTAATCTCTCCATTTTCAATTGCAGTAAATAATTCGTCAGACTCAATCTTTGCCTTTACGAATACGGTTCCGTTTGGTAGTTTGTAACCATAGTCTACAGACTTATCGTTATCACTCTCTTTAGTCCAAACTTCAAGCATCACCACCTCATCAGTATCATAGGAGTGGTTAATACCAAATGCGTTAAATAGTCCCTCTTTAGAATACTTGTACATAATCTGCTGAATAGTCTCTTCAGTAAATCTTACATAGTAATACCCCATATCGGGTGAGAAGCGTAGGATTTCCTTGTTAGGAATCATAATAGGTCCTACAACCTCTTTCTTCTTTTCATCAGCAAACATCTGCACCTTCTCAACTTCGTTGAAGTGGATGAAGTCTTCCTCAATAGCGGGCTTATCTACAAGAGAAATCTTGTACATCCCTTGAGCGATGTCTTCTAATGATATATCAAATAATGGTAGCTTATCCATTCTTTAGTTTTTTAGGGAAGGATTTAATCCAATCAATCCTTTTTCTTGTTAGCGGGAACATCCTTGACTTTACGGTCACCCCACGGGACGTCAGCCACATCAACACTTGCCTTAACTGTTCCGTTTCGTATGCTTTCAGCTTTTCTAATTGCCCAGTTAACGCCGCTTGTTCCTCCCCAACCGAGCCAAGCCACATAGCCTCTATCTTTCCAAGGCGTGTCCTTATACTTAGGGTCAATCGCAGCATTCTTTCTATGGCGATTAAAAGCAGCCATTCTCGCAATAGTTTCATACGATAGTTTTCTTTTTGATGCTAATTGGTTTGCACGAGTCCAGCCCACAGAAGTCATTCCCTTAACTTCATCACCATACTTCTTCTTCCACTCAAGAACTTTCTTGGCGTTGTTAGTAGCAGATTGTGGGTAGTCGTTGTATGTAGCCATCAAATTAATTTACAATTATTGAAGTAGTCCTGTTATAGTCAAGTACGCGTAATCACCAAGCACTTCTCCTTTTGCACTTTTTACAAGTATATCAGACTGATTTATTCTTGAAGCACTTAAAGTCTTGAAGAAAAAGTCTAAAGACGAAAGCTCAGATGTTGGGACAACCATATCAAATTCTATGGTAGGACTGTTTGAGTATCTTATCTTCTCGTTGTCAGAATAAAAGCTGTAATAGTCTGTTGTGTTGCCACTCTCATCTTCTGCAAGTAGATTCCACCCTTGAGTATTGTAGTGGAACAATCTCCCGTTAAAAGGCATTCCTGCAAAGTTTTTATATATTCTTTGAGTAACGGTTTTTATAGCAGGTCTTGATTTATTATTTACTACAAATGGCTTTTTAATCCAAGTATTATAAAGAGGCTTATCCACATAAGCGAATCGCAATCCTATTTCTTGATGCTTTGTAAACAAGTTTGGCGTGAGAGCCATTTCAGAAGAGGATATAATTCCACTCTCTAAGTTTTGGTTTTCATTATCAATAATAAAATCTCCCGCTACAGAGTTGTAATATATAGCCGACTTTAGGTCTACAACTAAATCAGAAATTCCATCAGTGTTTATTTCTTGAGTAGTGCTACCTATTGTTACTCCATCGCTATTTTCATCATCGTAATATAAACCGTAATCTTTATTTTTTATAGTTAAATTTTTAATTCCATCACTACCGAGATATACTTTGACAGATTTTAAATCATCAACTAAGTCGTTTATAGATTGGTTCCCAGCCCTCACTAAGTGTAACGGGTCTATCCTAAGTATATTCTGAGTACCTGATTTCTCGTAGTATATTCCACAATTAAACCTTTTACATATGGCTACTAAAACTTCGTATGGAGTTAGGGTTGCTGTGTTTTCTAATGACTCTTTAATATTATAAACATCATCAATAAAATATGGGTTAAAGTTAGCGTTAGCCACAAACTTTATATTTAACTGACCGTAATTATCAGCTCTTGTTATAGCTTTTTTAATTCCATCTGTACCATATATTGTATCAGCTACACTCGTTACATCATAGTGAGTTCCGTGTAGAGCTGTCGCTGTTGATACAGAAGCCTTTATATCTCCGCCTATAGGCTCTATAAAGTAGTTTATACCATATCTGCTCTCACCGCTAATTTCTATGGTTTCTTCGGGTAGATATAAATCAATGCCAAGGTCATCTAAGTTCCACTGAAGCATATCCCTAACATCTGTTCCTACAGTGTTAGCATCAAAAATAACATAGTTAGAAAATGTAAATCTAAATATTCCAAAATTTCCATTAAAACTATAGTCTGAATTCTTGTAGTAGTTATGGTCTGCTGAACCCGTATGGTCTGTTTTGTTTGAAAAACCTTCTACAGCAGTTGCATCTGATATATCAAGAACTATTGGATTACCAGTTGGGCCATCTGCATCCTGCAATCTGATTTTCTTAACCATCTCACCATTTTCGTACACACCAATAAACACACCGAAGGTCATTGTTGATTCTGGGTCTTGGGGAAATATTTGATAAACCATTCCATCCTCTCCCAATACTGGAATCTCACAATTTATAATGGGTACATTTGCAAAAGCATTGCCCGAACTATATAGTATATCGGCACTATAAGACATATGAGGAGAAAAGTAACCTCTCTCGCTGCCAAAGTTTTCGTCTTGAGTTGGATACGCACTATTCGTAACGTCTAATCCAAAATCAGTTTGACTCGTTAAAGGGAATGGATTATCTGGATTTTCTGGATTCGCTTCAAACGGTCCAAAGTTTCCAAAGGTTTCCATATTCCAGAAGTAGTTGCTGATAAATAACTTGCGATTATCGTCTTCATCAACTTCACTCAAAAGGCTTTGATTTGTTCCTGTCCAAAAAGGTGCTTGCCTTAAACTAAATTCTCTTGTGTTTGTATCTCTATCGGCTTCAAGCTTACAAGGTATAAGCATATGTAATTTCTCAGCCTCAAAGTCGGGTATCGCCTCAGCATAATTAAGAGCAAAAAGTTTGCTGTCAATGCGGGTATCAAAACCTTGTGAGGTTAACCAATAACCTAATGTAGTCAAGAAGTTCTTTACAGAGAAAGCAGGTACTATACCCGCTCTATCCATTCCTGTTCCGTATTCGGTAAACTGCCTTGCTGCGTAACCAAACTTTCCCTTTACATCATTACAGAAGTCTATATATGGAAATATAATTGGTCGGTCTGTAGGGTTTTGATTAAGTACACCTGCTTCACCAGGATTTGTAGGAGCGGAAGCGGGTTGAAAAAATCTTAAGAACGAATGGTCTGCATTAAAATATGTTCCGTATGAGGTTGTGTCTGCTTCGTACACCTCTGCTATTGTAGAATCCTTTAAATCGCTGATGTACTTGCTTACATAGTCATTAAGATTGACATCAATATAAGGCTCATCTGATAGATACTCAAAAGCTTTAACCGTTAAAATACCTTCTATATTAACACCAAGGGGCGGTCCGTATACTGTTATCTTAAAATAAAAATCATTATTTGGGAATAAATCTTTTAAATCAGTGTTTGGATTGTAGTTAAATCTTGACTGGCTCATATTCAACTCAGTCATAGGTATCTTCATATCGCTTGAAAAGGGAAGCCTTATCTTGCCCACATCAAGAGTATCATAAAAATCTACATCATACTTTAATTGAGAATCGGGGAACAAATCAACTTCAAAAAACGATGTGTTGTTCCTGCTAATTTCTAACTTTAAAACCATATACTAACGTGTGGCGATATTAAACTCTAAGGATGACTTAAACTTATTATTCAAAGCTACAAAACTGTCCTCACCAAAAGACACGAGGTAAGCCACTTCGTTACAGCTATCTTTAAAGACAACCCAAGTAGTAGATATCAATTCTTTGACATCCCCAAACAACAGCCTTTTTCTGTCATCAATGATTATACTATAATTGAATGAAGTGTTATAGGGTCTATAGCTCTCTGAATAAGTTGCTACAGTGGCATTTGCTCTTATTCTAAAAGAAGATACGGTATCACTTAATAGTGTTCCGTTTACATCAAAGTAATAAGCTAACAGAGGATTAAAACTATTAGGTACATTAGTGTATATGTTATTATCAAACTTACCTCTTGTAACAACTTCTTGAACTACTACCACAACACCTTCCGTATGAGATATCTTCATATAGACCACGTCCCCAGAGTTTCCTAATGGGTTTGCAGCAGCTATAGTTTCTGGGTCAGTAAGTGTACAGGCTCCTGTGTTTAAAGCTACAGGTGTGTTTGCACCATAAAAATTATAATCACTCATTATATTTTATCGTTTCGGTCCCTTAATCTTCTTTCTGTCTCGTTTGTTCTTAAGTCACTTGATGTAACAAATGCTCTGACAGGCTTACTTGCTTGAATCGCTGTTGAGGTTGTAGCCTCTGCGATAGCCTTTAGGTAATCTACACTTTCATTCATAGGCGAAGATACTAAACCTCCTTCTGCAAATTTCATTCTGCCTACAGTTGGATTCATCTTACCAGATTTGTTTATGCGTTCCAGCAAGTCTCTGTGCATAGATGTGGCTCTTTTATTAACTATATACTCTCCACCTTCCATTTCATATCCTCCTCTGCCTTGCACAGTGAATGGCACACCGCCTTGGTCGTGTGACGGGCCGTTTACAATACCCCCGTCAGCGAACTTTTTGTCGTAGTATTTTCTTTGATTGATAGCAGCTATCTGAGCTGTTGTTTGTGCAGCAGCAATACCAGCACCTATAGAGCCAACTATTATCGCTGTAGCAGGGTCGTAGTTTTTAAATGCTTCTATGTACGCTTGTGCAGCAGCTTCAATACCTTCTAATCCTGCATCGTTTCTATCTTGTATTTTTTTAGCGTTAAAGATATTTCTTTCTATAGCATTCTCTTCTGCTAATTGAGATTTTCTTAACTCATTTTGTTTTGACCTAAATTGAGATTCTGTTATTAGCTGATTATCTAATTGAGATTTCAATATGTCATCTTCTATCTCGTATCGGCTTTTAATAACATCAAGTTGAGCCTCTGATGAAGCCTTAACATTTTCAAGAGCTGTGTCATTGAAGGCACCTAATGAGTCTCCTAAAGCACTAACAGCTTGTATAGCTAAGTTAGCCCATTCTGTATCCTTGAACTCTTCCTTAAAGTCTTCCCAACTTTTTTTACCCTCTTCTGTTTTTTTCTCTACTTTTTCGGTGTTCTTTACAACCTCTTCAGTTGAGCTACTTACCTCATCATACGCATCTGCAAGACTAAGGAGTATTTCTATAACTTGGTCACTAACCTCACCACTATCTATTAGTGATTGTATGTACTCTCTATAATCATCTTGGGTATCTTTTAAGGAAGAACGATACTCATCAAGTCCAATGTTTCCTTCTAAGTATTGGTCTTTTACTTTTTCAAATTCAGAAGCATAATCCTTCAGTGCTTTAGTAGCATCAGATATAACTGTTGAGCCAAGTATTTCAGCTTGCTTCTGTGCTAACTTTATAGCGTCTTTTACTAAGTGTTTGTTTTCTTCTTCTTGAACATTTATAGCTTTAATAGAAGCAGCCTTTTCATCATAGGCTTTAGAGACATCAAGCAATAGCTTTCTTTCAATATTAGCTCTTTCTTCTGCGCTTTTGGCGGCAAAATTATCTATCTTGGCTTGTTCTTGAAGTGCTGCTACTCTATTCTTAGTGTTTTCATCTATTGCTTTTATCTGCTCTTTTATTCTTTTTGCTTCTGCTTTAATTATATTATCATTGGTCTTTTCAAAAATATCTGCGAGTTGCTGCTCACTCAAAGTAACATTAACTAATTGGTCTTGATATGACTTCATTTGCTCAACAGAGCCTTTATACCTCAATGCACTTAATCGTAATTGCTCGTTCTTTTCCTCTAAAGCTTCTCTTTCAAATTCATTTAAATTTTTACTCGTTTTTAAAATAGAGTTATTTATTTTGATTTCTCCATTTAAACGATTTATTTCCTGCTTTTCGTATTTTATTGAATTACCTATATCTTCAAACAAGTTGCTTGCTTCGGCATTAACAATAATACCTTTTTCAAAACTTTCTGTTAATTCTTTAACAGATTCACTATAAGCATTCGTAGCACCAGCTTGTCCTAATGTGATAGCGTTATTTTTTTGTTTCTCAAAAGACTCTCTTTCTAATGCATCTATAAGGCCAACTACTTCTGTAACAACCTTTCTTTGCGTAAAAAAGAAAAGGTCCGATTGAACTATATACCCATTCTGAACCTTTTGTAGTTGTTCAAACGCAGCCTCATAATCCTCAAGAGAGACTCCCGCTAACTCAGTAGCTACTATAACAGCGTCTAACCCGTTGGTTACATCCTCTACTCCTTTATTAAAATTTTCAAAGCCTACATCATTTATAGTTTTGAATGCCCTTGATGTTTTAGCAGCTTTAGGAAAAAGCAAATCAATAACCGTTAAAAACAATTCAGTATTAACAAGGCTGTCTCCTATTGCTTTTTGATACTCTCTAAAGTTTGCGGTTACTAATTCAATTCTTCCTGCAAAAGTATCTGCTTGTTTTGCTGCTGATTCAAATGCTTTTCCTTGTTCGTAGTAGCTTGATGTACTGTCATCAATAGCCTCTATGTTTTTTAACAATGTAATTAACTGAGCCGCATTACGCTTTCCAACAAGGTCAACAGCTTCAGATAAAGATATGTTTTGTTCAGCTAAAGAATTTAAAGATGATTCTACATCAGCAGATGTCTTACCCAACTCCATAAAAATACCACGAAGACCCGTACCGATACGAGAAGCCGTAAACCCATTATCGGCAAGAACAGCCATTGCCCCTGCTGTTTGTTCTAAACTAAAACCTAAGTTCCTTGCAATAGGACCAACATATTGAATAGCTACTCCAAATGTTTCAAATGATAATGCA